TCATCGTCAAATGCCATGTCTGGGTGCGGCACGTTGTCATGCACCACCACACCATCAACGGCCTCGATGTACCGCCCACAGATAACGCAGTAATAGCCGTCATCCATTGTTCTTCTCCTTGAGTAACTTACATAAGCTGGTGTTGGTTTGGCTTCTGTTCCGCATTGGTGGCTGGTGGCTTCTCTCAACACAAGGAAAGCCCAATTGCATTTGGTGCATACCCAATATGGTGGGTTTCCAGGTGCATCTTTTTTTTGTTCAAGCATTGCTTTGTCCTTTATCAATTTGCCAACGAACTTTTCCTTCTGAATGCACAGGTTGCCAGACTCGGTTGCTTCTTGTTGTCCATCCAGTGCCTTCCTTCCATGAAGGTGATTTGGCAACAACTTTAAAACCTGCACCTTTAAGTGACGAGCCTGTTTCTGATTCTGTTGTGTATGTGATTATTCTTTGTCCACCCATTGAAGACCAAGTGCGCCAAGCGCAACGATACAAAAAAGAGCAGGTATTTTTTGGCGCATTATCAAGCACTGTTAATCTTGTGACTTCCATTGTCAATCCATCATCTAAATGTCTTGAAACAGGCCGTCCAATTATTGCTACACCAACAAGATTGTTGTCTTCAGTTGCACCAATACTAAATTTATGTCCTTGCACTTTTTTGTTATGACGATGGTGCAAAGTAACAAAAGCATTTGCATCTGCAAGAGTTAATGGACAAACTATCATTCTTGACCTCTAAACTTCAATCCATGCACAACCATTGCTTCCTTAATAAATTGCAATCCTTTAACACCCAGATTTGGAATGCGCCTTATTTCCCGCTCAGTCCAATTTAATAGGTCTAGTTTCATCAAAATATCTTCAGAAATTAAACAACGGTGATATCTGACTGGCAAATTTAGTTCGTGTAAATCAGATGCCTTATGTCGATGTTGAGTCTCTTGTTCTTTTTGCCACTCTCTCAAGATACGGTCACGATCTTCCTCATTCAGCCCAACCCATGTGCGCTGTGTGCGCGGGTCAGCGCCACCAGCGGTAACAATGCCGCTGTCTCGTGCTGGCTCATAGTCCAGCCCCAACTCTCTGGCGTTCTCTGCCTTCTTGTCGAGGGCTTGCTGTGCTAACTCAACACAAGGCCCAAGCCCGCATTTCTTGCAAGTGCGTGGGTATGCTTTGCCTTGAGCGCGTAGTGCGTTGCTGCACGTACTGTCCTGTTGTGCTGGCTGCTCTGCCAGTGCTTCTCGCAGGGCGGTGATGGCCTTGCCTAGTTTATTGTCGTAAGGCGAAAACACCTCATCCGTAATTTCTTCCAACGCCTCCAGCGCCAGCTTCATTGCTTCTTTGCTCATGTGTTTTCCTCGGTGGCTTTGTGCAGATAGGCCGTCAAGCGCTTGATCTGCGCCTCGCGGTACTTGCACATCGAGTCGGCGTACTCACGGGCTGTCAGGGCTTTGAGCAACTCGCGCTTGCTGTCCTCAAGCTCCCGAAACGCCATAGCCTCGGGACTCGGGGTGCCATATATAGTCTTTAACCAGTTGTACAGTTCACGGATCATTTGGTTGCCTCCTTCACTGCTCGGCGGTTTTCCAGTTCGATCAACAACTCAATGTAGTGCTTGGCCTTCTCCAGATCAGCGATGCCGTTCTTCTTGCGCCAGCGTGAAACGTACTTGATCACGTTACCCTCGAAGTAGCCAATCGCGTTGGCGTAGATGTATTCGACGGGCTGGATGGGCTGGTCCTTGTAATGGTTACCAGCCACTTGCTTGTTCAATGCAGTCATGTTGTTCCACTCCTCAAGTTCTTGCTCAGTCACTTCCATCATGTTTGCTCCTTTGTTTGGTTGACTTGTACATAGTCTAGCATATTGCTAGAAGGGTATGTTGTCCCATGCCCAATGCTCACAGTCCACAGTGCCGTGCAGCCATTCATCTGGTGGCCTGGCATTGAACTTCTGGCACACGTTGACAGACTGCAAGTGCTCACAGCGCAAGCAGTTGACTTGAATGGATTCAATATCCTTAAGTTGTTTCTTCAAGTGCATCTTGATGGCGTTTAATTCGACCAAATTCATATTCTTTTACCTCGGTGTATTTGCCGTTTTTGCGGGTTGCAATGCGGGTAGGTTCTTTAAAGCCAGCGACTCCTTGTTTTTGATGTACGCTTTTTACGGCTTCAATCAATTTCAAGGCAGTGCTCACTGTGTCTGGAACTGAGATCAATTGTTCTTGCGTACTAAGTAAGCGCAGCCACCAGTTAATGGCCTTTTGTCTGGCGTAACCAGTGTGCTCAAAGCACACCCATTCGCTGGCAATGCACAGCAGGCCATCGTAGTAATCAACTCTCATGCTGTTGGGCTTGCCAGGCTTGCTGTGCATCTTGTAGTCAACCCTTGTGACATCGTGCCAAGTGCTGACGGCCTGTTGCTGTGCTGACAGCAGCGCGGCGTAAGACAGCTTGGCGTCTATCGGTTTGGCAACCTCTGGCTCTTTGATCGTTGCACCACACGCAGCGCAGACCAATGCTGCTGGTGCGTTGCGCTCACCGCACTCAGGGCAAATGCAAAACGGCGCAGACTGGTCACCAGTGCGTTTGGTTTTGCTCTTGCCCTTGATGATGTCCACCGGCCCAAGGCGCTCAACGGTGTCGGTGAAGTCCAGCACCAAACAGTCAGTCTTGCCGTCTGCAATGCGTGTGCCTCGGCCCATGCCCTGCACATACAGCACAGGCGACTTGGTTGGCCGGCACCAGATGATGCAGTCCACATCAGGCACATCAAAGCCAGTGGACAGCGCCAGCACAGTCACCAGACAGCGGATCTCTCCTTGCTTGAAATCACGGATCAAGTCTTCGCGCTCTTGCGCTGGTGTTTCGCCACACACCACGGCGCTGACAACGCCTCGCTCGTTCAGCTTGTCCACCAGACTGTTGGCGTTGTCAACACTTGGCGTAAAGGCAATCCATTTGCGGCGGTGCTGGGCAAACACCACGGCCTCTTGGGCCACTTGCAGCAGATAGCTGTCCACCACCTCGGACAGTTCACCAACCTTGTAGTCTCCGTTGGAGATTCCGACACTGCTGGCGTCAATCTTGGTCATCATCTGCACTAGCGGCGGCACCAATGGCGACAAGAATTGCTGGTCAAGCAACTCACGCATGGTGACGTTGGAGGCAATGCCAGTGAATAGCGGGTCTTCGCCATCGGTCAACCAAACCTGGTTGCCACGAAATGGCGTGGCCGTCATGCCCACCGTGCGGAACTGGCAGATCTCGGCCAGCTTGGACAAGAACGTGCGGTACATGCCGGCGTCAGATGCCTTGGTGCTGACTAGGTGGGCCTCATCAATGATGACCACCTTGATGTCACCTAGCAGGTGCGCTGACTTGTGGATGCTGCCAATGGTGGCCACAATCACATCGGCATGGTGCTGCTTCTTGCCAAGGCTGGCGCTCACAAAGCCCACATGAATGTTGTCGGGCAACAGCGACTGCAACTTGGCAGCGTTCTGCTCGGCCAGCTCCTTGCTGGGCACCAGCACCACCGTGCGTGGCCGGTACTCGGGCCATTGCTCCCACATCTGGCGCACGATCTCGGCGCAGATTACCGACTTTCCAGAGCCAGTGGGCAGCACCAGCAAAGGAATGTCGGCGTTGCTCTGGTGCTTTGTCCACCAAGCAAACAGGTCGGCCACCGAGCGCGATTGATAGTCACGCAGGATCATTCTTGCGCTCCTTGATCATTTGATCGGCCAACTTCAAGGCTTGTTTGACCGCAGTCAAACGATCACCACTGGCAAGCAAACCAGTTAAAGCGGCGGCTGCAAAGTAATCACGCAAGGTGATGTCTTGGATGGGTGGAGGTGTGTTCATACAAATCTTCCATTGTGTTGTTTGCGAAGCTCAAGCGCCTGCTGGTCAACCAACATGATCTTGTCCTTGCAAGCGTGGATCTCGGCACTGCTGATGTGGTCCATGTTCATCTCTGGCGTACCATTGACAAACTGCTTGCCATCCATCTCATACACAACCCCACCATCGGCCATGTCCACGGGCTTGGCAAACTTGGACAGCAAGATCGGAATGTATCGATGCTGGCCGCAGCCGGTGCGTTGGGCGGGCACGGGTATATCGTTTTGGTGCATAGAACAAGACCAACGGGCATCACCGTCTATCTCTGGCGTGGCGTGGGCGCATGACCGGCAAGTGGTGGCTGGCACATCGGTGCCGTGGCAGATGCTGTGGTAGTCGCAGAACTTGCACTCAAACCATGACGGGTCTTCGCTGATGCCCACAGGCGGCTCGGTGGCGGTGATCACGGCCAATGCTTTGTCAATGATGGCCTGTGCCTCGGCCTTGTCGTACTCAAGGCGCTCGGTGTAGATGTCGTCGTTGTCCTTGTTGACCACAATGTAGATGGCACGGGTGCAACCATTCTCACCGTACAGGTCAATCGTCCACTTCATGTACATCATCATTTGCGCGTAATGCTCGGGCTTGGCCTTCTTGACTCCAGACTTTTGCATCTCCTTGTACATCTTGTCGGATGCGGTCTTGATCTCCAGCACATGCGGTGACTTTGGTGCCTGCGGCAAGCCAGTCACAATGCCATCAGCGTTGCCCTTGAAGTGGTTGCCACTGGTTGGCTCAGTAAAAGACCATTGACGGCCAGTAGATGGATCTATGTCATACAGCGTGCAGCCAATGGCACGAAGGTCGGCATAGATGCGTGGCTCTTGCAAGTGTCCAGACTGAAACACCCGGTACAAGCGGCCAGAAAATTCAGCGGGCTTGGACCACCGAAAGCTGTACCAGTGCTGGCGCAAGCAGGGCTTGCCAATCGCACTGGCACCCAGATAAGGGCGCTGTGACTCAACGCCATACTTTGCCTTGTAATGGGCGAAGATGGCATCGGCCACAGGGTCCACAACAGATTGTGGGACTGCGGCCATGTTTTACTTCTTAGCCCAGGCTGGAGCACTGGACTTAGTAGCTTGCGCTTCCTCGGCCTGCGCCACAAAAGCTGGCGCTGGTGGACGGACACCACCAGCAGACTCATAGCCCTTGATGTTGTTGCTGGCCTGATACTGGCCTTGTGCCTCGCGCACCACCACCTTGATGGAGACAGGCTTAAGGTGCAGGGCAGCAGTGTCTTGCAACTTGATCACGTTCACGGCATGGCACAGCGCAGACAGTTGCGACTGGGCAATGCGTTGGGTGTCTTCGTTCTCGTGCTGGATGTTCAGGTTCTCCCACACACGGCGACCTTTGTGGGGGCCGTCGATGATCTCAAACGTCAGCTTCAGGCCAGTGCCCTTGCCAGACTTGAGGGGCTGAACATCAGACTCGGTGATGTGTGCGAGGTAGGTGCCAGCAGGCACGGGGCCGTTGGATGCTTGGGGTGCGACTTGCGAAGCGTCAAAGTTAAAGTGAGCCATTGTTTTCTTTCAAAGTTAAGTTACGGACTGAGGATCAAGACTGCGCTTGGGTAAGCGCTGCTTGAAATGCCGTCCAGTCAAGCGGCATATTGGACAGGCCAAAGCGGTTACCACCGCAATGAGCCGGGTGAGGTTCAACGTGCAAAATGCGCTCACCCGTGGTGGTGGCCTTGGTTTCTTTGTTGCCAAAGCCTGCGTCAGTCTTGCTAGTGAAGATGCGGTAGCCTGCGTAGCCAATGACATCAGCCCACTCTTGCACCAGAGCACCAGCTCGGTCATGGAGCTTGAGCACATGGCTGTCAAAGCCCTCAGTCAGCGGGTCTTCTATGCGCTTGATCTTGTCGTGCGCAATCAAGATGATGCCCATGCCCTTGTCAGCGCGAAGCACTTCAAGGCCAGACAGCAGGTTGCGCCACTCTTCAGCAGCGGCCACGTAGCCTTTACCAAAGCCTGGTTGCTCAATGTTCTTCCAGTTGTTGGCCTTGCACACGTGGTCTTGCACCAGTGGTTCAAGCCAATCCAGCGAGTCAATGAACAGCGTCTGAAACTCGTGCTCCTGATTGATCAGCGTATCAATGGCCGAGTACACATCAGCCAAGCTGGTGGCCAGCGGGAATGCGTTGGCGTCCACGGCGTCAGCACCGTCTTCGGTCAAGATGCCAATGGCCTTTGGAGCCATAGCAGCAAAGGTGGTTTTGCCAATCTTGCCCTGGCCAACAACAACAATCTTGGGCGCACGAACACGGCGTGTCCTCGAAATAGATTTCAAATCAAACATATCAGTCCTTCAGTTCAATGGTGGGTTTTGCAGGTTTGCTCGTGATGAACTCGGCGGCTTGTGCGTAAGCAGCAGAGTCCAAATCTTTCAGGGCACGCAGGTGGGTCAGATCCACCTCGGCTTTCCAGCGGAACGCACCTTGAGCGTTCTTGCCCAGCGTGTCCCATGCAGATTGCACCTTGGCCGTGTCAACCGTGCGGTTGATCTTCCAAGTGATCTTGACTTCTTCGTCAGTGTGTGTGCCCTCGCCACCATCTGGCTTGGTGAACTGCTTTTCAATCAGATCTTCCAGACGCAGGCGCTCGGCCTTGGCAATTGCTTCAGCCAACTTGGCTTTGCGAAGCGCGGCGGTCAGTTCAGTAATCATCGCGGTCATCCTTGATTTGTTGCATTGCGGCGTCTTCAATTTCCTCAACCACGCTTTCGCACAACATGTGAGCGATGTTCTCGCCACGGTGGTAAGCGCTTTCGAGGGTGAGACTTTCGGGGTAGCCAGGCTCAACAGATGAGCCTTGATCGTCTGCCTCGTACTCCAAGTGGCAGATCAATTGAACACCGTTGGCGGTGTACTCGTACACCATGACACCACGGGCGGCGTTGGGTGCTTTGGTCTGTGCCTCAAAGCACAGGTCAGCAAAACGGCCAAGCTCGTTGACCGTGAACACAGCCACAGCCAGCTCGTCTTTGGCGGCTTGCTGGGCCAGACGGATGATGGTGGAGTCATCCATCATGCTGACCTCCGGCATTGCGTTGTGCAAGATGGAGATTGTTTAGATTGACAGACGCCAAGGATCTGGCAACGTGTCAATGGCTTGGGTTTGATCCCGATGGTCTTCATGCTGACCACCCGTAGAAGAGGCAAGCGGCCAAGCCAATGCCGATGACAAGTGCGGTGATCAGGTCCAGCGCAGCCTCTGCACGGGCGTGCAGTTTGGCGGCTTTGACTTGGTAGTGCTGGTGATATTTGTGGTGTTTCATGTTTTGCTTTGGTTGGGGGCCGAAGCCCCGTGGGTGATTAGGCAAGTTCGCGCATGGATTGACGGAATTGCACCATCCAGTCACGGCGCAAACGTTCAGCACGCTCTGCATCATTGATGCGCTCGGCCAGCCACTGTGTTGCCATCTTGCGGTCACCATCACAGATTGAATTGCTCATGTCTTCATTGAATCGCTCAACTGCTTG